CATCGAGCGCGGTTCCACGCTGAAGGTGGATGTGTTTCAAAGCAACACGATCACCACCACAGAGGAGCGCTACAGCTTTTTCAAGATCAGCTACCGCGAAGCCGGCAGCGGTGGCGCCTACACAGATCTGGGCAACACCTACGGCATCCGTGGCGCCACGCAGCAAAACGTTTTCAACTACGTGCAGCTGGTGATGCCTTCGGTCAAGCAGTGGGAATTTCAGATGGAACCACTGTCCGGTTTCGAGGTGCGTGCTGGCACGGACATTGGCACGCTTTACGTGCTCGACGCACGCCTCAGCAGCCGTGTCGTGGTGACTGATGGTTCGGTGACCGTTGCCTTCAATGGTGAGTCGGTGCCGCGCACTGCTGAGCAGTTCTCAATCGCTGCAGTACGTGGCGACGGCAAGGGTATCCCTGAGCTGGATCCGAACAACTACGGCGCACCATCTGATCGCAGCTATCTCGACACCTGGGGCAAGCTCGCTGAAGCCTTTGTTTACGAAGAAGCACAAAGCAGTGCCTCAAGCGGCCCCGAGCACGAGGTGGTCTACATCAACGAAATCACGCCCAATGCCAGCGCCCCGGTCTACGACGGCTTGGCCCTGGTGGGCATCAACGTGATGAGCTCGGTCGAATGGCAGCAGTTCGGCCAGTTCAGCTGCTACGTGACCGGCGGCAAGACCTGCCGCAGGCTGCGCAACAGCCTGAGCGTTGGTGCCACGCACCTGTTCCCGGATGTGCTGCTGGATCTGATGACCAATGCCACCTATGGCGCTGGTGATCTGATCACCGACAACATGATCGACCTAGCGGCTTTCGAGGCTGCAGCCGATTGGTGCCAGACCCGGCGGTATTTCTTCGATGGCGTGCAGGCCGATCGTGTCAATCTGCGGCAATGGGCAGCGGATACCGCAGCAGCTCACCTGCTGATTTTTGGCGAAAATGACGGCAAGTTCTACCTGCGTCCGGCGTTGCAGTTCACTGCTGTTTCAATCAAGGGCTTGTTTACCGCTGGCAATATCGTCGAAGGCAGCTTCAAACTCCAGTATCTGGAGCCTGAAGAGCGCGAACCGATCCAGGTCTCAGTGCGTTACCGCGAGGAGCGGGCCAGTACTGATCTCACCAACCCCGGCATCTTCCCAACCGAACGTGAGGTGCTGGTGCGTGAAGCCAGCGGCAGTGCCACGGATCCGGTTGAGTCGATCGACCTGAGCGATTACGTGACCAGCCGTGAGCACGCGATCGACGCCGCCAAGTTCATCATCAGGATGCGGCGCATCCCCACGCACGCGATCAGCTTCCGCACCACACACGAAGGTGCGCTAGCCAAATTTGGCCCGAGCGACTACATCCGCGTGGCGATGGATGAAACGCAATATGACGAGTTCAACAATGGCGTGGTCACAGCAGCTGGCGCCTTAGTCAGCACCAAGCCATTGGCTGATGGCACTTACAACGTGATCGCGTGGGATGGCACTGAAGGCGCACCACCAGCAGACGCGACACTTGTCGTGAGCAATGGCGGCACTACGGCCACACCAACCGGCGTGGTATTTACCGTCAAGCTACCAAGCACGCAGGTCCGCACCTATCAAATCGAGCGGATTACGCCCGACGAGGAAGGCACCTTTAACATTGAGGCAGTCCACATGCCGACCAACGCTTCTGGCGTACTGGAACTGGCAGACGGCTTTGATACTGCCGGCAACTGGGTTACTGAGTAATGGCTGTCGCATTTCCAAATATCACACCAACCAGTCGCAGCTTCACTGCACCGCGATGGCCGACAAGTGGCATCACTTCGCAATCCGGTGTCACCACGCGCCGCCTCTGGGGTAGCCGCCCATCACAAGCGCAGCTCAGTCTTGGTTTTGACAACATCACTGACGATAATGCTGCTGCCATTGCGCAGGCGTACAACTCAGCCAAAGGTGCAACCACCGATTTGACACTGCCGGCAGCATTGTTTAGCGGTGCATCGTCCACGCTGACGACATGGCTTGATGGCAGCGCAACTGGTGCAGGGCTGAAATGGTTCTTTGCTGAGGATCCACCTAGCATTGAAAGCTCTGGCAGTCCCGGGCGCAGTAATGTACGTGTAGCACTGGTCGCTGAACTTAGACTGTAGTCATGGCATACACAGGCGCTAACGGCAGCTTCACCATTAACGGTTATACCGGCGTGGTGCGCAACGCGACGGTGGACATCTCGCGTGATGCGCTTGAGACCACTAACCTCGGTGATTACAGCCGAACCTACACCCCTGGTTTGGTTGGTGCAACGGGCAATGCAACGTTTATCTATGAAGCTGAAATTAAAAGCAATTTGATTGCAAATGTGTTAAATACAGCAAGCACTCGTGAAACGCCAATTGCCGTCACGCTAACTGTCGGCACTGGGCAAACAATTGCCGGCAGCGTATTTATTACGCAAGTCGGCACATCCGTATCTGTCGGTGATGTAACCAGCACTAACGTTGCATTCCAGTTCACAGGTGCGCCTAGCTAGTCATGGCTGTTCTTGGTACTAATGGCAAGATCGTCTTAAACCGCTCGGCGCCAACGCCTGCTTCGGTTGGCGTTACTGCGCTGAACCAAGACAAGAACATCATCTCGCTGACGGCGCAAGGGTTCCGCAGTGGTGATCTGGTTGAGGTCGCCAGCATTGACAACTGGCCGAACGCGGCGTTGAACGATGCGCCGCTGATTCCGACCTACGCCAACGTCTACGACTACCAAGACTATGCCGAGCTGGTCGGCTATAGCACGGCATATCCTTCTGAGCTGCTGCGGCCGTATCGGTGGCTGGCGACTGAAAGCAACGATGCGCTAACCACTGAAAGCGGTGATGCCATTGCTATCCAACCGGCTGGTGTTGATGCGACGCCCTATCGCAACCGGCTGTACGTACACGTTGATGCGCTTAATCGGCTGTCGTTTTATCGCACTCGTGCTGCAGCATTGACTGGTGCAAATGACGTGACACGCGAAGATCTCGATCAGTCTGTCTTTACGCTTGATCTGACCGCGCAGATTGAGCTTCGCTTGGTTAATGAGTGGAAGCTAGAAGCCTGCCTGCAAAGCTGGAGCCTTAACCTCAACGCCAGTGAGATTGATACCACCGGCCTAGGCGATCAATTCTTTGATGGCGTCAAGTCACTGGTACAAGGCGGCGGCACGTTCGATTTTCTGATTGAGCGCGAGGCACGCGACACACGCACCACTGCGATCATTAACCGCAGCGAGTACGCCAACGCCTACGTCTTCTATGACGCGCCAACAACTGAGACCTACAACGAAGCCAGCATCGTCGGCAGCTCGGCGGGTGTTACTGCCTACGACAACGCCAACATCACACCAGCGCCGGCTGAATTTACCTACGACACCAAACAGCTGGCCACCGTCGGCACCAGCAACCTGCTGCGCTTACTGCTGAACACCAACGAGCAAGCCGAGGGCGAAGCAGAGTTTTGGATGATCGACGGCGACGCACAGGATCGCACCAGCTACACCGGTATGCTGCTGCCTGGCGACCTGTACTACAAAGCGCAGATCATGCTGACCAGCAGTGCTGTCAGCGTCCGCGCAACGGACATCATTACCGGCTCAGCCAACTTCGTCACTGTGCGAGAAGTGCAGCTACGCGAAGGCTAAGCTAAACCTACGAGACTGCTGACCATGGCTTACGACATCACCCACAAGAACAGCACCGTTTCTGGCACGCCTCCTGCGGCTGGCGAGATCGAAGTGGGTGAGATTGCCATTAACGCAGCTGACGCCGAGTTGTACATCAAAGATACAAGCGGCAATATCCGCAAATTTCAAAACACAAACACTGGTACGGCTGCGGGGGTGCGATTTACCCAGACCGGCGCCGGTGCCGTGCAGCGCACCGTTGAATCAAAGCTGCAAGATGTGGTAAGCGTAAAGGACTTTGGAGCTGTTGGTGATGGAGTGACGGATGATACGGCAGCTATTCAGGCGGCTATTGACCACTGGGTTGTGAATGCTGGCATCCTACTATTCCCGGCAGGGGATTACGCTGTTACATCTGATCTAGACGCTGACTTCTCTGCAGCCAACGCAGCTGATACAAGAATTATCAGTGGATATGGCGCCAACCTGGTAGCAACTGCTGCTGTAACCAATGTGCTAACTGTGTCAGTTGGCGCGATCCCACGGGTCGTGAGGGGTATTATCATCGAAGGTATTCGCATTAGTGGGTCTGCAACTAATGCCGGTCTCCGGCTATATGGTCCGAAGTCGAGCAGCTCCTACCTTTACAACTGCACAATTCGTGAAGTTCATTCTCAAGCCGTTACTGGCCTAGAGATACTTGGCAATACTTTTGAATCCAGTGTTATTGACTGTCACTTTACTGCTAGCGCAACGGGATATGGAATCTACACTGGTTACAACGAAGGAGAGGATTTAGGCGGCTCCGGTGGGACTATTTCCTCTATTACTATCTTCCAATGCACAACTAGAGGTGGTATAAATGGTGCGCTGGTGGCAAGCCCTGGCGGGGATGTAAACATTATCGGTGGGACTTTCCTTACAGCAGAAGAATATGCAATCCGGATCAACAACGCCATAGGCGGGCACATTACTGGTGCTCACTGCGAGGCAAACTGGCGGAGCAATCAGGTGCTAACCGAGTATCAAGCTGCTATCTATATCGTAGCCTCCAGTCACTATAGCGTTCGTGATGTTTATTCTCTCACTAATTATGGCCATGCCGTAAGAGCTTACGTAGGTGCTGACACTGCTGTAACACTTACCGCCGGTCATCACCCATCACAGCTGGAGCAATTCCATATTCAGTTTGTTGACGGTACAGGGACAGCCAATGTAATCGGTACGAGCAGCTACAAGGTAGTTGGAGTCGGGGCGGTCAACCAGCTATCAGCTGGGGGAATTAAGAGTGCGCAGTACCAACTTTCCACAATCTCTGGCGGCTCTGTAGCTTCCTTTACGCCTAGTGCGCCGTATGGATTGTATAAGTTTGCGTTAAATGTAGGCATGACCATTAACGCACCATCCTTCACGCCAAGCCACGGGGATGAGTTGCAGTTCGTATTTCAACAAGCTGGAGCAGGTACAACTGTAGTCAGTTGGGATGCGGCGTATGTTGTCGGATCATTTGTTGCCACTACTGGTTACGGTAAAATCTCAACTATTACCTTTAGATACTTGCCTGTCATCGCTGGTAATAAGTGGGTTGTAGTTGCTACTTCGACGACCTAATTAACTAATGACAAAAACACGTAACTTATCCGACCTGGGTGGAGTTTCATCCAGTAGCATTGATCCATAGCATCGAAGCACATGGCCAACATCAAAATTTCAGAGCTGAACGCTCTTACGCCTCCCGCCGCAGCTGATGAGCTGCCGGTGGTTGATGTCAGCGCCAGCAGCACTAAAAAGACTACGGTTGGCGAAGTAGTCGGCATCATCAACGGTGATGTAGAAGTCGCCACAGATGGCACTGCAACCATCAGCGAGCTGCCGGTCAGCAAGCTGCAAGATGGTGACGCCCGTCAACTGTTGCAGACCGATGCAGCCGGCACTGGTGTTGAGTGGACCAGCAATATTGATGTGCCTGGCACGTTGGATGTAACTGGTGCCACGACGTTGGATTCGACACTCGGTGTCAATGGTCAATCCACGCTTAGCAGTGCTGCGGTCAGCGATTTGACCAGCGGACGTGTTGTGCTGGCTGGCGCAAGCGGCGAACTTGAGGATAATGCCGCATTGGCGTTCAACGGCACGCAGCTCGATGTTGATGGTGATGTCGTCATCACTGGCGACTTAACCGTTGAAGGCGCATCAACAATTCTTGAAACCGAGACCGTCAAGGTTGAGGACAAGAACATTGAGCTTGGTGTTGTTGCATCACCGACCGATACCACAGCAGACGGTGGTGGCATCACGCTGAAAGGTGCCACAGACAAGACTTTGAATTGGGTCAACGCTACCGATGCGTGGACCAGCAGCGAACCGCTAGACCTGCCCGCTGGCGCCGATACAGCGCCTGCGCTGTTCTTCAATGGCGATACCAACACCGGCCTCTATTCTCCCGGCGCAGATCAAGTAGCCATCTCGACTGGTGGCATTGGGCGGTTGTTTGTTGCAAGTGATGGAAAGATTGGTGTTGGCTACGCTAGCTCAAATGCCAATCTTCAGGTTCATGGTTTAACAGGTGCGTCAATTATAGAGGCGGTCGGAGGAGATGCAAATGGATTTGCTGATGTAGAAATTAAGTCAACCGGAACGGCCGGAGCATCCCGCCTTTATTTCTCGGATACAGCAGCACAGTCTGGATTGATTCGGTATTCACACGGCACGAACTCGATGGAGTTCTCAACTGCTGGATCTGAGCGCATGCGCCTGGACTCCAGTGGCCGCTTAGGTCTGGGGACTAGTGTGCCTGGCACTACTTTAACCATTCGAGAAGACAGCAGTGACAAAACATTTACTGATGACCCTTATCCAGCACAAA